GGCCCATCGTATGATCTTGATGGGCGTAATGAGCGCTGTACAAGTGCGTGAAGATCGCATAAAAGGACCAATCCAAATAGGGATAAATGCCCTTATGGACTTTCCAGAGCTGTACAAAAGATTGTCAAATCGGGGCGGAAAGTTGCTTCAGTTCGACTTTACAGAGTTTGACCGTCACCTTAGTCTTGAACTCGTTGAAGCAGCCTACCACGTTGGACTTCACATTCAACAACCGGGAAAAGATCATACGGTACTTGCACGAGCCCTTGCAGTACAAACCTGTTGTACCATACGAATGGTTGGAAACACTGTGATGAGAACATTCCAAGGTATAAGTTCCGGCTTCTATTTCACCAGCCTTGGAGATTCAATTGCAAACTACATCATGCTTTTGTATTCTGTTACGAAGACTACAGGTCGGAAAAATATGCAGTGGTTCCGAGACAACGTTGATTGCGTGATACTTGGCGATGACATTTCAATCAGGCTCTCCGATGAATTGGTTGCGGAGTTAGATCTGGACAAACTCGTTTCCATCTATCGTGATTTTGGTGCAAAACCAACCTCTGCGGACAAAGAAAGTGCAATCAGACTACAACCGTTTAGTGAGTTTTCATTCTGTTCCAGAACTATTCGATTTTCTCGCAACCACATAGTACTTCCTCCTCTCAAACTAAGATCTATTCTTGGTCTCTTGGATTGGGTTACTCCATCCAAAGGTCACCAATTTGTTGAAGGCGGAAAGCTTGTGACTCACACCACAAATCGCCAAATAATCTCCAACCTAAATTTGGCTCTTGAGGAAGCCTCATTCCATCCAAAGAAGACATTCGACTCTGTCCTGACAACGATCAAGAAAATCATGACCATCCTGAGAAACAGAAAAGTACCTCTCAATGTGTTAAACAGAATTAATCTGACACTATACCATCGTGAGAGGGAAGAAATGACCGAAAATATTATCTTCGGTCGTGCGGGTTTAAATAAACTTGTTTCAAGTTCATACAAAGACGAAAACCAATCAGACATGACTAATCCCATCTCAATTGTCGAAGAGTGGTGCGCCCAGACTAGGCAGCCAAAACCAATAATAGTCAAACATACCGATCCAGTAGGATCTCAACTTAGCCAGTGCAACATACGTTTCTTCGTAGGTGACCATTCCGCCGTTTATGGCGGGACTGGAACCTCGAAGAAAGCTTCCAAGGCGGAAGCTTATCACGATATGATTGTCAAACTCAACATAAGACCAGTTCAAAGTGCTACGTTGAAATCCTTCTGCAACACGTCAATCAAGACTTTACGTCTTGAAAAGAAAGTCAGCTTTGCTGACGACCAATACCATGTCCAATTCTCCGATCGCACAGGTGAAATCATCTGTATAGGTATAGGTATTGTCCTATCAGTCGCCAACCACCAGGCGATGGTACAGCTCCGTGATTATCTGGAGCCTCAAATTGCCAACGAAAAAGCAAGATGTCCAAGTCCAACTATGGATTGTGCAGGCCTACCCGATTCAATCGATCCTGCTGCACAGGACCTATACGACCGCATTGTCCATCGTTGTTCAA